CACTTCATATTCTCAAATAAGACACCTGTTGGTAATGCTTTGAAAATGAAATTTTTACCATCACGTGTAAAGGTATGACCCGCATTTGGCATGTTGTCACTAATTGCTACAGTTATATTTTTATACTTAGTATAAAGATAACCTGCAAGTTTACCTTTACCAGTACTTCCCCACTGTCCATCAATCAAAAAATTTACCTTACCATTTTCAATAATCATATTTTTATGTTCCTTTTCTACTATATTATACCAAATAGGCACTTTTTTGTCAATTAATTAAGATGTTTACCTTTAAGAATTTCTGCATACTTAGTACCTTTAACGCCAGGCGAATCACACATCTTTTGCATTGCATCTCCAAACCCACCGTGGTTGTGTGGTTTTTTTATGTCCATATTATAATCCATTTGTACAGCAGGTGCAGCCCCATGATGTCTAAAAACGTTTCCTTTTTTAGCATCACAGTGAGGACACTTCTTTTTTAGTGGTTTTTCATAATCCGACATAGAAAGGACTTCTTCCCAGATTTCTTTACATTTTAAACATGAATATTCATAAATCATTTCTTTTTTTCTCTTACTAGTTTATTAATTTCAACAATGAAGCCGGTAGGAATTTTTTCTAAGGTAGATGCAAGATCTTTACCAACCGTAGATAATAGAGATACTTGATCGTCATTTTGGTAGACTAGGTAACCTACAGATTTCATTACTGGACAGGGTTTTTTAGCATCGCGAAGTTGGCTTTTCAAGTTATTCCAGCCTACTTCACCAAGTTCTTCAGCATCAACCCAAACCACTTCAACTAATTCATAGTCTTTGTCCATGTATACTATTTATATACGACAAAGACCCCTAACAATTTTGCATATGCAAGGGGTCTTTGAAGTCTTTCGTTCTCACTGCGAGGCCCCACAGTGTCAGAGTGGTAATGAATCTTACATCATCTTCACCGTCAACACCCTGATTCAGGGTATTAGGGTCAACAAATGCCTCTACTTTTCCACAAGAACGATTATTTGTACTCCGGCAGGATTAAATTATACCTGCAACTTTCGAGGTCAACTAATTTTGTTAGTTACTCTAATCGCACTATAACTGTCGGAGTTACCCAACTGGAATCTATACCTCTCGGCCGTCTTCCACCCCACAACAGGGAGCCACATACCTTATTCCGCATGACGAAAAATTGTTCAGTCACGGAGTCGTGTAAGTGATCAAACCTTACACATTTTTTATATTCACTTGTCAAAAAACTAAAAAATTGATGACGGGCAATGGAACTTCCCCCATCATCAAAGGTTAATCCAATTAAGGATTATAGAGCGTATCGTTTGCCCATACGGTTAAAACCATAAGTACGAGTACCATTGTGGGTATCAGTAACGAAATATCGGGTCTTACCATGAGGTGTTTTTGCAGTAGTAACCATCCAATTACCATTTGCTTCAAGTTGCTTCTTGATGGTGCTCATCGTGGAAGCAAGGCTTTTCAAACCGTAGCGATTTCGTGCTTCGGATTCAGTCAAGCCATTGTCTGAATTGGTTAAATAGTTGATTACCTGCCTACGCTTAGAAACGGGTGCCATTGGCATAATGTTTCTCCTTTTCAAACCGATGTTCACTTTGTAGGGTGTCCCAGTCCATCGGTAAACTGTGTACCCTTTTGTTGATAATGTATTATACCATGACGGCTTTTACATGTCAAGATTTCTTTTTTGTTTTCTTTTTTTTGTTTTTCGGTCGTCGTAAATCCAACAACCTATTACAGTTATGGTTACGATCGTCCAAAAAATAGCAAAGTATTCAACTAAAATCATTTGTTTTTACTGGTCATCTATTTTATCGTCCAAATCCATCGGGAGTAATGCTCTTAGGTTAACCATAATTCTTGCCAGTTCATTATAATTAATTTTATTTAATAGGTACTTCTCATACCCCTTTACTGCGGCTTCAGAAGCATCAATCAAATCTAATAACCATTTTGTTTTGTCTTCTGGTTCCTTCCAGTTTTTTTTACCATTTACCTTTTTTTTGTTGGACATTTTGTTAATAACACCCCTTTGCAAAAATATTTATGGTAAAAAAATATGCGTATTCTTATAGTTCTTCTAGGAGCATTATGGCTACATTATCGTCTGAAATCCAATCCGATTGTCCATCTTCAAACTGGATTTTCAAAGAACGATAAGTAATGTTACCTTCACTATCGTGTTCTTCAACCAAGTCAATAATTTTGCCCGTTCTTTTTGATTGCTTTTCTACAACCTTGTTACCTATGTCATATTTGCTCATGTTCTTGGTATCCCTGTTAATTGTTCAAAATAAATGATTTTGTTAATTGGAATCTGAACCCATTCACCACCCCGCCATTCATCTCCGTTCATATCCCAGACTACAATAATGTTTTTTTCATAGTCGTAGTCAATCCAATTGTTTACTTTATTTTCTTCCATATGGAATTTTTTCAGGGTACAGTACCTAAGTTCTTCTTTATTAACACTGTTAAGAAATTTTATTTCACATATACCATTTTTTAAACAAGTATTGAGATCTGCTCTGGTGGCACCCTTTTTTAAATCTATTATTATGGTGGATGTATTTTCGTTCATATGTATATTATACCTTTAAGGCTTTTATCTGTCAACAAATAAATATTTATCCAAACTCGCAGTATTGACAATAACCACATATAGAGCCATTTTTCTTTTCAAAGTTTGAACAACCTTCGAAATTAACTCCACTACAGTCTTTGTAAATAGATGCATTTAAAGATTTTGCGTCACTAACCACATTAGAGATTACTTTTTTATTAGGGTGTTCAACACTGCAATCTGTTTTAGTATCCATAGTATCTTCGTTGATACCATGCTTTTCTAAATATCCTCTAGTAAAAAACTTTTCCCTAATAGCGTTAGATTTAAAAGAGAGAATTACTTTTGGCACTATATTAACCTAAATCCTCTCTGTCAAAATCCTCTCTAGAAGAGGTAATATCTATCATGATTTCGCTGGCTATTTTAGCAACTTTTAACATAAAGTCTGATTCTTCATCAGTAAACATGCTTCCGTCGCATGATCCTATTAAAGACTTAATTAAAAGCATAGTACCTGTTGCAACTTCAACGATTCTTTCTTCCGGAAGATACCCAGATTCGCCAGCAAGTAACTTGTCATAAGCAAACCCAAGGGTATCCATCATGTCTGAGATTTCGAATGTACTTCTTTTTATTATCATCTTTTTTTAAAAAACTTCCGTATTATATAGTGTTGAATCGTCTTCTTCAGCACCATCAATTACTGACATAACCATTTCATCATCTGCTTCGAACTCGTCGACAACGTTATGCATCTCTTCGTCAGCAGCCATTTGTGTTAACTCATTGTCATCAGGAACTTCTCCATCCCCAACCATGTCAACAGCCATGTCAGCCACTTCAGGGATAAAATAAACACCTAAAGTAGCACGACGATCGTGGTCTTTCACAATCCAATTTGGTACGTCATCATTGTTTTTAAAATTCAATGAAACAGAACGTAATTGTTGACGTGAGAATGTTATATCAGTAGTATCGATGCTCAGACTCTCAGCATGGGTTATAATTTGGTCCACATATGCTTTTCGTGCTTCTGATAAGTTGTCATATGTCCAGTCAGAGTTGACCTTACTCATATCGTATCCATTTGTATCGTATTGACTCATATCCATTTGTTGTTTCTCCTTATATCTTACTAGAAACGTTTTCTTGAATGTGTATTATACCACGACGGCTATTTTCTGTCAATGGCTATTCGCCATCATCCCAAGGTTTGTCAAAAGGGTGTCTTGGGTGGGAAGAAGAATCCCCCACAAACTGTTCTATCAACCAATTGGCATATGCTTCTTTATATTCTTCCCAGTCGACAGGTCTATCGTATGTTCCATATACACGAAATTCTTTGCAAAATGCCTCATCCAATTTATTTTCTATATGTTCAGACAATGGTAAAAACATTATATGTCATTCCTCACTAGCGTTCATCATATAATATGCAAATACCATTACAAAAAGTCCCGCTATAATGTATCTAATAATGTCTTCACACATTTTCTGGATGTGTTCCATGCATTCGGTGATAATTACCTTGTACCATTTTGTTCCACAGTTCTCTGGCTTTATCGACAGGTAACCATCGAGTGTCGGTACGATGTTCTATCCCATCAAATCTTACTGCATCATGATCTTCATACCAAGCCACTTGCACCATGTGTGATTCGCGATCGTTAGAAAGGGTGTACATCTTGGGATGTCCCTTTTGTTCAACTTTCCCTGATTCTTGAATTTCACCGTATTGACCCATAATCATATGATTATCGTTCAACCAGTCACGGACTAGCGTACCATTGTCGTGCACTTGGTCAAGAAGTTTATTTTTTGGCATCCACCAATGTTGATTGGGGTCATCCCATCGACCACCGTATTTCTTTACATCGTCTTTTTCGTCATAAAGAACAGCGAGTTTATAACCATCAAATACGCAATCTTTGTCGTATTTCTTATATTCTTTTCGGAATTTTTTTATTTCATGTGTTTTCATTGCGTTTTAAACCCTTGTGATACGAGTGCATCCCATTGTTTGCGACCAACGCTCAGGTGGTAGCAACCGTCCGAATGATTCACACCATCAATAACCTCTTGACAATATTGACCATTATGTTTGATTTGTACCCCATACCCATCAGATTCCTTACCATAATGGAGGAAACTATATATCTCACCGTTGGGATGCTCTAAAAAGTATTTTTGTGTAGTATCCATTAGGTAGTAAACCCTTGTTTGATTAGAGAGTTCCAAAATGTTCTTGCTTGTACTCTTTCGTAATTCCCTGCAACCATAGTTTCATCATATGTACGCCATCCGTGTCCAGCATTGATTAACACTTTGAGAGTTGACACCACTCCAGAAGGTAGTACTCCATATGGTTTGAACATATACTGGCATCCTGTGTCGTGATTGATTAAACAATAGTCTTTTGAGTGGAGTTCAGTCGTATTCGTCTTATTATTCAAAATGGACACGCATTCGATTCTGTGGTTGCGGTTGCTTCGCTATCTGGTACATTGTGAAGGTCAACATCACCGTCAACCTTGTCGTACAAGTCCATGAAACCTTCCTTGGTATCATCATCGAATCGAGCGAGGCACATTGCGAGTGCTTTAGGCTTATCACCACCAAAGATTGCAAGTGCTTTAACGATGTCCACGAGGCGACGAGTCGAGATCACTTCATCAACTCCACCTTCGTAAAATGACTTGCGGATGATACCTGCCCATTTGGTCAGGTGCTTTGCAAATTCGTTGTCATCGACATCAACTGATTCCATTGCTTTGCGAAGAATTTTACACTCAGTATTTTGAGGAGCATATTCTTGCTCAAGTGTTACAGGGAATCGATCAAGGAATGCTTCATTCATTACAGCAGTACCGATGAAGCGACCATCATCACTACCTTTACCCTTGGTATTAGCAGTTGCAAAAATTGTGAAACCGGCTGCAGGAGTGACCCACTGACCGATCTTCTTAAGGAACACACCCTTACCTTCAAGGACAGGTTGCAAGCACATGATATTTGCGGATGCAAGATCAACTTCATCAAGAAGAAGAACACCACCATTTTTCATGGCTGCAACAACTGGGCCATCTTGCCACACTGTGCTACCATCGATGAGTCGGAATCCACCAAGTAGATCATCTTCATCGGTTTGCTTTGTGATGTTGACACGATAGCAATCGCGTTTTTGCTTAGCACACACTTGCTCAACCATGGTGGTTTTACCGTTACCAGAAAGACCAGTCACGAAACAAGGATAAAAAATCTTTGCTTTGATGATTTGTTCAACATCTTTGAAGTTACCCCATGGTACATAAGTCTTGATACGGTCAGGAATGAGAGTGTCTCGTTCACCACCAGTTAGACCCATAATCATGGACGCAGTAGTTAAAGAAGGTTGCTCAACCGCACCTTGTACGGGACCAGTCTGTGCGACATTTTCCACTTGTACAAGGGCGGGAGCAACCGGATCAGGAGCAGTGTGACCCAACTCAGGCATCGAGAAAATATCTCTGCTACGTCCGAGCGGACGACGAGTTTTATCGTGAGTTATCCACGAAGGAATCACGTTATAAATCCCTGTTGATGCACAAAGGTCAAGCAGTTCTAAGCGGGTTACGGTAGGGCAATCTTTCCCTTCGGGACCCCTCGTATACTTACCCAAACCTGCCTTACGCATTGCATCAAGGAAGTTATTTTTTCGTCGTGTTGTATTGCTATTTGCCATGTTTTCGAATCTCCTGTATATTTCGAACTTTATTTCCGTACACCCATTATACCACAGCCTGATTCTTCTGTCAACCCCCATCACGAATACTCTACTGACAGTACGTTGTCAGTATACCCCTTCCCGATATTGCCGCTGAGGGTCTGATAGCATCCGGCTATCCCCAGAGTTTCTCCTTTGGTTTCCCTTGCACCTTTTGATCTTGGGTGGGCACTTAGACATTCGGAGCAGCCTGTACAAGGAAGATATATTCCTGATCCTCCCCTGAGGATACCCCCTCACAATATCAGGAAAGGGGTATCTTGTGGGTCTAGAAACCCTTTCATAAATAACGTATGGATATCACCCCGATCGAACTCCATGACAATGTTCTCTACAAACGTGACGATCTGTACGCACCCTTTGGAAGTGAGCACGTCAACGGTGGAAAAGTACGACAAGCAGTGCAACTCTTTGATGAAATTCACGATGACATCTTAGAAAATCATAACGGTGGAGTGGTCACGGCCAGCAGCGTCCACAGTCCCCAGTCAGCAATCATAGCAAAAGTCGCTCAATCGCATGGATTCAAGTGCATCATCGCTGTTGGTGGTACTAAAAAGGAAACACTTTACAAGCATCACATCATGCGATTGAGCGAATTTTACGGTGCGGATATCGAGATTGTTGCAGGTCACGGTATGACAACGGCAATCGATGCTGGTGCTAAAAAGAAGATCATCGCAAAAAACGGATACAAGTTGATCAAATTTGCGATCTCTCTTGAGTCTAACCCTAAAGCGATATTCGATGGTGTAACCGACCAAGTCGCAAACATACCTGACGAATTGGACAATCTGGTGATTCCAGTAGGAAGCGGGATTCAATTTGCTGGCATCATTCGTGGATTGAAAAAACATAATAAAAAGGTGAAACGCATCATAGGTGTCGCATTTTGTGATAGGACAAAGGCTATCAACGCTCATTTGGATCGATTCAAATACGAGAACTTCCCTGCAGAGGTCACCGAATTTGATGACTATGAGATCGTGTTGACCAAGCATGCGTACTCAAAATCTGTATGGGAAAAGATTGGTGACTCTTACATGGATGACATCTACGAGGGTAAAGCACACAAATGGATGAGAGAGAACATTGACACAGATGCAGAGAAGACGTTGTTTTGGATTATTGGGAGAAGATTGACAGCACCCGAAGTCGATTCACTAACGCCCCAGTATGAGGACATTCATCTTTGACGAGAGTACTCTCCGCTTTGATCGTCATGGCACCAAGCGGCTCCTTATTATAAATAAAGTGGTATGGTTAGGACAATTGAATATTTCTTAGCACTTGTAATATGCGCCCAAGGATGCCGCATGGCACCTCAAGCAGATACCGTACCACCACCATCGTCAACAAAAGAAGAAGTTGCTGTTGTTGAACCAGAATTTTTTGGTGACTTTACCTCAAAATGGTTTAATGAAACAACACAAGAGGACGATCCGTATCCATCGGTTTGTAGTCTTTATCTTGAAGATGGTCATATAGTAGGTAGTGGTATACTTATCCGTCCTGATGTCGTTCTAACAGCAGGTCATTGTATAAAAGATGACGATATTGTTTCTGTGGGATTTGGGGAAAGTGAAGAAGAGATCGCGGTCATTAAAATAGTGGTACACCCCTATTACAGCGAATCGTCAGGGCGGGTAAGAAACGACATAGGTCTTATTTTTCTTGAGTGCGAATCACAGTATGAACCCGCTACAATGGGGTGTGTAGAATGGATGGAAAGATACCAAGATATAACCACTGTTGGTTATTCATTTGGTTATAAGAAATACAGTAAGTTAGGTGTGTTCAGGTATTTCGGTACAGTGGTAGAAGAACCGAATTACATGAAATTTATTCCAAGACCGATATCGGTTTGGTTTGGAGATAGTGGTGGTGGGGTTTTTGCTGAATTTGAAGAAGGTGAAAAGTACCTTGTTGGTGTGATTAGTAGTTTTGTTATTATTAAAGTGTATGGGGATAGAGAAGTGGTAACGGAGTGTTCTGCAGTTATTGTTGCAAAATATATAGACTGGATAAAGATGGAGATTTTAATAAAAAATGATGCGATTGAACAGATTGTTGAAATTGATAAAGATGGAAGGAAGTGTTAGAGAACGCATTGGAACTGGCGCTGTTGTTGTCACTGGTTTTTTTGTCGGGTTGTGGCTTGGACGACTCCTCTTGACAATAGTTTAAACAAACAATAGATAAAGTATATGAGAATTGCTGGTATTGATTATAGTATGAGTTCTCCCGCTATTTGTACCCACATTGGAAACAAATGGCATTATAATAACTGTAACTTTTATTATCTAACCTCTGTTAAAAAACTTGCTACCAATTTTTGTGAAGGTAAGAGGTGGTATCAGTCACAGAATAGGTTTCACGGAACTTTACAACCCAAAAAACATAAAAACGACGAAGAGCGATTTGACAACATCTCCCATTGGGCGATGAAACACTGTCTTAAATTTGATTTTGTTGCTATTGAGGGATACGCGTTTGGTGCAACAGGAAGGGTATTCCAAGTTGCAGAAAATACCTCTATTTTAAAACATAAACTTTGGGAAACGGATACACCGTTTGGTGTTTATTCACCATCTACGATTAAAAAATTCGCTACTGGTAAAGGGAACGCAACCAAAGAAGACATGTATGATGCTTGGTTGAAAGAAACTGGTGTCGACCTAAAAGAAATTATGATCCCAAATAGAGAAAAAGTAGGTAATCCAGTGACTGATATCGTGGATTCCTACTTTATCTGTAAGTATTATTATTTTTTACCTTAAGGAGGTCCCGGACCACCGGCCACAGGGTCATACGGATCCGTCTTCCATGGAAGAGGTTCAGGGAGAGATGCCACCCAAGCGGAACCATCCCAAATCATTATCAGTCCCATATCATCAGCCCAATATGACCATGATGTTTCGTTTCCATTTTCATCTAATTCACCATTACCATACATACCCATTGATGCCCAAAGTTGGTCAGTCATGTCTGACGGTGGAAGATTCCAGACATCTGCCCAGTCTATACCATATTCGTCAAGAATATCTTGAAGGTACGGAGGAATATCTCCTACAACGACTGGGTCTGGAAGACCAAGAAGTGATCTGAATAACGCTCCCATTGCTAGCCATTGTGGATTATCAACGGGATGGCATTGACCAGCAAAGTTGCAGTACTGACCCTCAAACATAAGGTTTGTCAAAAGGGCAAGATAGTTCCCAGCCACTATAGTACCATTATTCCAATTGTCCACAATTGCTTGGAACAAGTTCCATTGCATATCTGACATTCCATGATGTTCCACTTGTCCAAGCCCACCGATGTTGTTTAAGAGGGTCATTAATGTGCTACCGCCACTCATGTCTCCTAAGAACCAATACCAGAAAGATGCCCAATAGGAGTTTCCTCCATTGGGCGACATGTCCCATGGGTTCATGTTATCATATTCATTTCCAAATTCTGGTGGAAATGGTGCTTCACCTTGCATTCCACCTGCTACCCACGCATCGAATGATTTCTGCCATCCTGCAGTTACTCTAGATATATTAAATTCATATGGTTCATTACTACCACCACTCCTATAGAGTCCTGAAATGGTGTTAGCAATACTGGGCTGTCGTGGATCTCGTCCACCAAAATCACCTGAGATTCGAGGTAGTTGTGGTAGTGCATTGGAAGCACCAAAATTACCACCACCACCTACAGGTATCTGTTCGTTCAATTTTTTTAGACCGTTAATTCTGCTTTGAAATATTTTATGTTGTAAGGTCATTATGCCCCTGATTGATTTCCACCACCGTAGGTTGCTTCGGGTTCTTCAATTGGGATATCTGATGGGATTTCTTCTGGTGGAAACCATCTTGGAGGCCAATGTTGTCCATCACCGCATGGAGGAAATGGACATGAATATCGACATTCTGGTGATTTGCATCCAGCACCGGTTGGCCAATTCCAATATGGGTTTCCATCTTCGTCAAAACCATCCGGTTTTGGCCACGGTGTACCATCATCGTTTCTAGGATTTCTTGGTTCATTAAAAGGGAAATACTCTCTTGCTGGATTGGGCTTTCCGCTTGGTCGCGTTGGTGTGTGTCCAGGCACCGGCCCATATGGATATCCTCCGCCAGGCGGAGGATCTCCAAGACCTTCATTTAATAATTCACCAGACATTATCTGTCTTGCTGTATCTGTTATACTTTTATGTTTTTTGGGTTTCATATAAAGTTATTTATTCTTCTTTAGGTTTTTAAATCCGTTCTTGATCTTGATTTGTGATACAATCTTCTTAGTCATCGGACTGGTAAGCCTGCTAGCAAATCCATCTTGTCCAAAGATCTCTTTTCGTTCTTCATCGTCCAAATGTTCTTTCATTTCTTCAATAAGTTCAACTATTTCAAACAACGCTTTTTCATTATGTTTACCGTTAAGTAGCATAAACCCTACAATAACCGCAGTAAGCAAAAATCCACCAATAAAAATGTATAACCCAATCTGGGCCATTTCCTCAAGATAATACTGTGATGCGGTTGCAAAACCTACGGTAAGGAATCCAATCGCCAATATCGTTCCACCTAGTTTCCTGTTTACCCAGAAGGTAACAAATACACCACCTATGATTAATGCAAACCCAATCGTAAAGAACAATGCGATGTTCTCATATAGGTTTTCTAATGCTTGCTTTCTAACCTCCCTATCTGATTGTTCGTACTCTGTGACTAGATCCTCTAGTTCTTCTATCTGACCTATCGCGGCTGAAACTCTGGTGTTTGCTTGCTCCAGATCTTCTAGAGATTCGTCTATGCGAATTTGCTCTTTCTGTGCATCGTCCACAGTTTCTTTGATCGCTTCTGCGGAATTCTCTATGCTGTTTAGAGTCGGATCGACGTTGTAATTTCTGTCCTCTGGAACCAGTGCGATCTCGTTTAGAATCGAATTTGCTTGATCGTCTATCTTCTCCAGATCGTTTCCAATCACCTCTGATGCGTTCGTTATCTCGTCGGTCTGTTCCTTCTGCTCTCGTACACTGTCCACGACTGTGCTCGATGTGTGCATTGGCGCTTCTTTGTTCACCTCTTGGAACATCTCGCAACCGCTTATCACCATCAGAAGTCCTAGAATTAGAGGTAGATGACCACCTTGCTTTTGCTTCACTCTTAGTTTTCTCGATTTTCTTAATTTTTTCATCATTTTGTACACCCTCTAAAGTTTTGTCAGCCACAGATGTCATTCCAAGTGTGGTCATTACTATTAATACTATTGCTAATTTTTTCATTTTTGTTTTCCTTTATTATGCTACTGATTGATTTCAACAACCTGCTTGCTGTCCACCACTTGCTTGCTGTCCACCACCTACATTCGCCCACTTTGTTCCGTCTGGGCTGCCGGGTATGTCTTTTTCTGGCCAAACTGGACCATCGTCTGGAAAATCTGGAAGGTTTTCTGGATTTCCACCTACCTCATCATAGAGTTCCCTGATTTTCTTCATTGTCCATAGCCATTCATCTCGACAAACTTGGGTTTTACATGCATTATATGCATCTATTGCGTCTTCATATGCATGTAATAACTCATGCGCCCGCCAATAGCGACCCGAAAGAGCCCAATGTGGAGCCCACCAATGCTCTTTTAGATATTCTTTAAATGATTTCATGGTTATTTAAATACCTTGCTATCGTATATTTTATTTTTTCTATCTAATTGTTCAATGTATTTCGCTACTTCTACTAGGTCTTTTACTTCACCTTTGAAGTGAATCTCGAAGGCCGCTCTAACACCAGAAACGCTTGGTTTTACCTTTTTAGTATGTGAAAAGCGGTCTTTGAATTTCAACTTTAAATCTCTTTCGTATATCCTCTCATACATCATTTCATCAGTCTTGAAAGTTACTACGAGTGTTTTCTCTCTTGCTTCTTGAAGACCTTGGGTTTTATTATATGGAAACATCCTGTTTAATTTTTTTCTACGCTCTTCACATTGGTTGCAAGCGGGAATACCGACAGCATTGGTTACTTTCTTAACTGTATCTCCAAGACCTCTCGATTTCAATAGGTTTTGTGTCCATTGATCTTTAAATATGCCCATTTTATTTGGCTGCCCTTTTGTTATGTTTAAGTCTTTGGTCGTTCATCCTGCGACGATAAATTGACATTTCACCAGACAATTCATTCTGAATAACAATAGGTTTGTTGGGGTTATTATGTGAGTATTTTCTAATTGGTGAATAATTTGGTGAGTCATCTTCGAAGAAGTTATTCCATCGTTCACCTTTATTGCGTCTAGTTTTACATTTTGAAAATTCATCTTCACTCACCTTAAAAACAGGATGACCGCAATAGTCATCTTTAAACTGTGGTGTTTCATCACCAGTACTAAGTGATCGCAGTGATTTCTCAAGGGATTCACCAATTTTTTGAGCATCCATCATCATGAGCATTTTTCTAGGAGAAAGTTTATCTTTCTTTTTTCTTCGCTTTCTCTTTTTAATACCAACTCTTGAATCATCACCAGTATGAGCAACACCTGCTGTACTAGTAGCAGGAGTTTCTTCTTCTATTGATTCAAAGAAATCGCTAAGATTATAGTTGGTAGATTCAGGCATATAATGGGTTTTTTTACCAGAACCCATTTTTTTAATTTTCTTATCATCTAACCAAAAATCGATAGCACCTTGAACAAAACTTTTTTCAAGTTTAGTATCTTTTGCTATATTATCTATAGTCGAGTTATGTTTCTTAGATAGTTTTTCTATTGAATCAAAAACAACCAAGATGTCATCTTTCATTCGTGCTTCATCCAGCGAATGTTCAACGGACTCACCGAACGGATCTGGCCACCAATCTGGTAAATCGCCCCCTTCTTCTATTCCCAACAATTGCATAATCCAAGCAATGATCCACCATGGCGTACTTGGGTCGTTAATTAAGGTCATTATTTGGTCTGGGCTGTCAAACCCCGCATCTTGAAGTGCTTCCCAGCCGCCTCTTGCAATTCTGCTCATGTGGTCGCTTACAACCCTTATGGGTTTGGTGAGGGCTATGGTTATGTCGCTGGGTTCTTTGCGTGTTTCCGGTGGTCCTGGGTCCAACAAAGGTATACCTGTGGGGTTGTTGGGTGTGATTGGTATTACGTATGGTGGTGGAACTGCTTCATCCAGCGAATGTTCAACGGATTCAAGACCCAATATATTTTTACTATAGTTGCGTTCTATTTTTTTGATTTCTTTTTTTCTTTTTCTTTCACTTTTATCAAAATCTCTCATTTTAAGAATCTTTTTGATCTTGTTAATAAAATTTTTTACACTCTCATCAAGTTCAGCAGATTCCATTTCTGTGGAAGGAGAGGTGATTACTGAACCATCCTCAAGTTCAACTTCGTACATTTCTATTCCGTGTTCGTTACCCAAGTATTTTGTAGCAACTCCACTTTTACCTTGAACGATAACATTTTTACCTAGTAGACGTGTTTCATCTATTTGAACAGACTCTTTAACGTCAATCATATGATATTTTGAAGCGGCCTTAGTAATGAATTCAACATCTTTTTGGTCTTTTGGAAATACCTCATAGACTCCCCTACCTTTTTGGGCTGTTGTGATTTTATGTTTATCCATAACTTTTAAAAAACTCTTAAGATTCGAATAGTTACCCATACCTGAATCAAAAATTATTGGTGCAATTATTTTTTCATTAATGGATTCAAGTACGTCACTCCACTTACCCACAACTTCTTTATCGGCTTTGGTGATGAAGGCTCTCCAACCTTTCTTTTTAATTTCATCAACTCGTTTCTTTGCTTGAGCAAGAGTCTTAAACGGTTCATTGGTGATATGTCCTTTTTTCTTTTTGTTCCATCTTACAAAAAATAACTTGGCATCTTCTTTATTTTTTGCTTTCAATTTTGCCATTGAAGCGTGGGCGCCCGGCTTTGACGGTTGCGGTCCACCCCAAAATTCACCCAAATGTTCAACGGATTCTTTCCTGCTAGCAAGGACTTTTGCAGTTTGTTTTGGGTTACGTCCTTTTTGGTATAACCAAATTGCAACATCTGCATCTACATCGTCATAAGAAGAACGAATTTTCTTTAGTTCTCTCTCTAGTTCAGTCAACCACTTCATTAGTGGTTTTTCATCACTACCACGGTCTGCACCTGTTGGCATTCCTGCAATGCGGTCACCACGAACGATTGCTTCATCAACGGATTCCACTACAATACCATGTGAGGTTCTTGTTGCTTTCCCAACATTACCTTGCATTAATTTCCACAGTTTTTTAATGTAATTGGGCTTACCAACATTTAATAAACCACCACTAGAGAGTTTTTTACCGTTTTGGTGCGTTTTAACAATTTGCATATAGCCGTCCGACGACACTTCCAGTTTATATTTGTCACCAAGATTACTACCCATATCTAAGGTATCAACAACTTTTAATCCTTCATGTAGTGTTTCTTCTTTTGCCATCTTAGTAGCAGTTGCATGCATCACACTTTCCCAATCATCACCATATCGGTCTTGGAATTCTTTCTTCTTTTTCTTCATTGAAAGAACGATCTCTTCCTTTTTTTTTTCTTGGGAAGATGTGAGACTGTCTTCTTTAAGTGCAAATTCACCACCAGTTGTTTTACTAATAGTTGTTGCAAGTTTCTTTTTCTGAACAGCACTAAGTTGCTTCCAAGATTTTTTAAGAATCTTTTTAGCATCTATCTTAGCATACTTAGCAAAATCTTTTCTTTCAGTAGAACTTAATTCGTTCCAATGAAGAGTTTCTGCTTCATCTAAACTGCAAAAATCGTCTAGGACAAAATTTTCTTGTACTGCGTATTCTTCATCCCATCCCATGTCTTTTAGAAATGATGCATAACTTGACCATGGTTTTTTCCTTTTACCTCTGGCAATTTCATGTTTTAGTGGATCTTCTGGTTCCTTTTGGCCGTGTTCACCGCTAGTATCGTCCGCACCATAACTATAAGTGTCTAATTCATCGTCGCTAACAAGTAGTCTTTCAATATCATCATTTGTGTATTCATGCTCTGTATATGGTCTGTTTGATTTATCAAAGGATTGCTTCACGTCAATCATTAAATCACTATAACCTGCCTTGTTTTTGCCCCACAATAAATCTACATAATTTTTAAACTCATCATGGTATCTTTCTGATTCTTCTTGACCGATAAGAGAAATCAAATTCCGTACGAAATCTTTTTTAGTTCTAGCATTAAATGACTTACCAGAGCGAGTAATTAAAGCATTCCAGTTAAGGGGGCCAGCGGTGAAAGCGGTCTGATCAGTAACATTGACATTAGTAAATGAGGATGCATGTGATTTACCAGCAGAGTGTGTTGGTACTGCTTCAGAGAGCAAATCTTCGTTTAAACTATCAACTAATTCTGAGAAGGTCTTCATGTGAAAATACTACCCTATTACCTGTCTTTTTGTGAGTACCAGAAAAAATATACGTTCCTAACATTTCACCCTCTGATGTTTCTTTCTCCACCATTATGGTGTCTTTATTATCTATAAAATCGTAAATATCTGGAAGTGTGTTTCTAACCATATATGTACCTTTTTCAACGAGGTTTTCACCATTAAGAAAGGACTCCATAACATTCTTTTTTTCTGGTATGTCTATATCAGCATATTCAGCAAACATTTCTACAAGCACAGATTCTTTAATTTTTGGTGTTTTTTCTTTAAGAAGCCATAGTGCAACTGCAAATGACCCCAATTTAGTTTTGGTCATTGGTAGTTTGTCTAATAATTTTTTAATATTCCAAATCAGGGTATGAACGATGGTGTACGCTTTTCTTTCATTACCAGTTTTTAGGTCTTTTCTTTTTTTAAGATTATTACCTTTATCGTCTATAATACCAAGTTTGTAAGCATCTGTCTTTTTCCAAGGTGTTACTAAGATTTTAATGAATTTGTAAGCAACAAAGGTGTCAAATACTGTTCCCATTTTCTTTTATACCTTCCTTAAAATCTCTATTACCTTGTTGTCCATTGGGATTGTGAGTAAATCCACTTCATTAACTTGTTTTGCTTTATCGTCTTCTGGTAGCACATTTAAAAAAACTGTGCACGTCTTTAGTATTGGGTGAAATTCTTCTTCCATTCTATGAAATAGTATCCTTGTCGCTGGTACAATCCCAAAAATATTATAAAGGATAATAATATGGTTGAGTACTAATCTTTCCTTTAATTCTCCGGTCGTTAAATATCTCCTAAAAAGTCTTTTCAAATACTTTATTCTATTTAAATCGCTGTAAAATTCTTCTATGTCTAAGCACTGAGGATTGTCATAGTGCTTCATTGCATACATCATATAGTTCTTATTGGTCAATCTATCGAATTTTGTTGTCATAATAATAAAAAAATTTCATAATAATAATAAAAAATAGTGTCTTATTAACGTGACTTGGCTTGTGCAGCAAGCATTGCACCAGTAACACCATAAGCATAATCTGCTAAGACGTATATACCTTCAGGGAACCTTATAGTTGCGTTATCATCAACAATATTAAAACCTTCTACCGTATTCCCTTGATTTGATCCTATTCTGAATCCCGTGTAGGCAGAACCAAAGCCTGGATGTACACCATTAACATAAGCACGACCATGCAAAAATCCATCTGTAATACAAACATCAGTATCAGGAGATAAAGTGTAATGCAATCTAATAGTACCTGCTCGTACATTTGCACTTTCTATTGTACACCCACATAATATCTCAAACGGATTATTATATGTGGTGCCAACAGCATTATGAAGAGGATTTTCCGATTCTAAGGTTAGATTTTCAATTGTGTGACGACCACTACCATGCAGTATAACTGGTGCGATGTGTGCATGAGTAAGGCCATCAGATGCAGAGCCCCAACTAAAACCCTCTGATGGATAAATGTTTAGATTTTTAATGTCGCAATCTAGTGCTACCAAACCATAATTGGGATGATCAGGAGTACCAAAGGAACTACCCCTATTTGCATATATATCAACTTGTGCAATTTTTTTGCTATCAGAGCCAGAACTACCATATCCTTGGATATAGGTTGCTCTATTTGCATAACCAAAAGTGCCGCCCGTGGTCCCACCGCCGCCTTGCTCGTTGTGAGAATTCGAGAACAAGGTTACATAACCTTCGAATGTGGTGCCTGTAATTTTGGTATATGCTTCAGAATCCGGTGCAGAATTGGGATAAACACCCCAATTGCGCCGTTGATAAAGAAAATTCATTCTACTATCATAAAGTTGGAATTCCGAACCACCAAAAACCTTACAACCGTATGTAAATAGAGATTTATTTAGTTTGGTCATGTTCACCCTATCAGACTTGAAGCCTTCGGGAACTTCCGAAAGTGGAACTTCCAAAGGCCCGATACCACCACCGAATGGCGGTATGCCTTGACTTGGATGCAACGGTGAGTCTTGAGTATAAATACGTAACATGTCAGTGTTTATTCTTAGACTATCATAACCTCTCATGCCCGAATATTTGCTACCAGATGTACCTTCACCACCCATTGAATAGATATAGTCACCACTAATCGCTCCAAAATGTTGGTGGTATCCTCTGTGCACATTCAACCACTGTAATGCCCCACTAGCGCCTCCAGTAGCATCATTTGCCGCCTGCGTTTCACCACTCCAAGTTAAACCTGTGCCTGGTGTTCCTCTACAACCACCAAACAAAAGAGGGGCTCTAGGAAAGGGGCCACCGCTAAGTCCAATACTTGCATCATTTGGTAAATAGTCAAGATAAACTTCGTCACCTGCAGTGGGGAACTCAGTTACAACAGGATCAGTGAAGTGCCAAAAACCACCAGAGTTACCAGTTGGCCCTTGAACTCGCTTTTTCCAGTTTCCCCAATAGTTGTAAAAATTACCTGTGTGACCACCTGCAGTACCACCACCGCATGCGCCCACGAAAACGGATCCATCTGCGTTTAGGGCTTGACCTGTCCAAAAATATGTTGCCATTTATTTAATGTCCCTTTGTTTACTCGTTATCTATTGGTTCCCAACCGACTGGCATTTTAAAAAATGGACCCAAACTATGGAACCAGTCAAAGAATTTTTGTTCAAAGTCGTCAGGCCAACCGTGACCATCAATCACACCTTGACTAGTCAATAGACTAACAAGCATATGTCCTTGTGCTCCTTGCGTCAAGATTCCCCAAACATTATATTCGTCTGGTGGTGAAGGTGACCACTGCTCACGCCAAAGTTCTCCAAATATAGAAGTTCCAGGCCCTTGATTTGTGCAACCATCAAATAACCATTGTATTATGGTCATCCACCACATATAACCACTGAGTGGATCAATCACTGGCCAATTCTCACCAACGTCCAACGGGTCATGACTACTGAAATTAACTGGGTTACCATCATCATCAATCGCTTGAGGAGGCCACATCATATCACCTTCCATGCCATCTCGAACCCAAGATCTGAAGATGTCTGTCCATTTAGGGTTTATACTCCACTTGGAAGGGTAGTAAGGATAACCATACATAGCACTAATCCCTACATACGGGCTTTGTGATGGTTTTGGTTCCCTTGATGGAATACCGCCTGAGATTCTTTGAGGTATAGAAGGATCTGTTTGACCAAATCCACCTGCACCACCACCTGCAGGTGTGGTCTGTTCACCCAATATTGACGGTACTAATTGTGCTTTTAAATCCCATAGATGATCTTCGTTCTTATTCCAGTCAAATTTAAGGGCATATGAGTTACCTCTATGACTAAACCCATCATCATTTATCCAAGTACCTTCTTCGTCAAAACCGATTCGTCCACCCCAGTGTTTTACAGGGACTTGTGAAGATTTTCCGATACCAACTGCAGTGTGGTCAAAATCAACACCAGCATGACTCAAAGCAACTTTGATCTCATCAACTCTACGTTTAGGATTGGAAGTGGGCAACCTATTAAGATATGCTAATGCGGCATTTACTCTATCAATTACTTCTGGTCTTTCAATGTCGTGAGTGTTTATATCCACATCGGATGTTGTTGGACCATCCGTTGGTGAACCGTCGGTATAACTTCTTGGTAATGCTGCACCTATTTGTTCGATCAGTTCTTTATATGTTCTCATAGTAGTGGTAATCCTCTTTTTCTATTTTATATAGGTAACTGTAATATTTATACAGAAAGAAGGCTAAAATCTATGTTAAGAATAATTTTTTCTTCTTCCGATAGTTCATATTTCTTATTTACATTTACTGAATAATTTGCTTTTTTCAAAAATTCTTGACCGAGAAGTACAGAATAACTCATTTCTTCCCTATCGGTTAATGAAAATGGTTCATTTTTATAGGTTTTCCCACCCATCTTCATGTCCAATAAAACAACTGGTCTTCTTTCTACCGACTTTTTTTCATCTCCGTTGCCACCAGTATTAACCTTAGTGGTATCTTCAACTGGTAATGTTATTTCTTTTCCAAATTCTGTAGTGAATGAAACCTTACCATTTTTAATTGTAATATCTTCTGCATGTAAGGAGTTGTGTCCTGAATTTCCAGTGTCAGCACGTGCATTAAGAACCCCTATTCCCTCAATATCTACTTGTTCTATTCTACCTATTTCTTTGGATGAAAATTGCCAGTTATCTTTGTCTGTTATGTAATCTACAATATAATTTACAATTTCTTGACCGGTTACTTTGTCCTTATCATCCATATAATATGTAAAATATTCATCTGCACCACTGCCAGGCGATCCATTAATTTCAAGTACTTTGTGTTCATCTTTACCGACAGTAATATGATCCACACCACACAAATAACAACCGATTGCTTTTGCGGCCTTTAGTGCAAGTTTTTTCTCTTTTTCTGATAATTCATATGGTTCAGTATCACTACCTAGTGCTTTATTTGTTCTAAAATCATTTTCACCTTTTACTCTTTTAATGCTAGCAATTATTTCACCATCCAATACTATAGTTCTTATATCATAATCTATTTCGAAATATTCTTGTATAATAATCTCCGCATCAAATTTCCATAGCGACTGTAATACGCTTTTTAATGATTCATAGGAGTCAACAATGGAAACACCAATCCCTTCTGCACCAGTAAGAGTTTTTAACACGACAGGAAAATCACCGCCCACTTTTTCCAACGCTGTATCTATTGCTTTTTCATTAGAAACTAATGCTGTTTTTGGTGATGGAATTTTTTCTCTTTCTAAGAGCATTGCTGTTGCAAATTTATTTCTTGCAAGTTCCATATGGCTTAATTTATTAACACAGAAAACACCAGCATCTTGTAGTATGCTAAATAACCCAATACCGGCATAATTATATAAAACTCCACCACGCGGCCAGCATACTGTGTTTTTTGTATCAATAGTTACTTTATTATCATCACCATCATAATTATGAACTACTAGTTCATCATCTGAGACTTCTTTGTCTACAATATATGCATCGTCAACAGATATAGTATAAAAATTAATACCCAATTTGTCTGCAGATTTCTCTATTTTTTCTACAGTATTTTTTAAATCTTTTTTATCATCAAATTTAGATAATACCACCAATACCGGCTTCTTTTCTTTGTCGTCATCTTCTTCATTAATTATAGAAAGATATTTTAATGCGCCATCTGAAAGAGTATTAGTTGCTTCAAACAACAAATCAATCTCTGTTGTTTCCAAAAGATTTAAACTATCAAAAAATTTTTCAATCTCTTCTCTGATACCCATTTCTTTTTTAATGATATTAAACATTTTTTTAGTGTCACCACTGCTCATACCAGAGGGTACACCAGATTTGAATGATTCAAAGTCATTATTAGCCGCTGATTTTCTCATTTTAGATGCAGACATACCACTAACATCGTCCGCATCAGGATCTCTCTTCCCTGCACTGACTACTTTAAACGTGTCGAAATTAAAAGATTTTTTAGGGTCTGAATGGTTAATATACTTTCTGATATCTTTATCCAGTTCTTTAACCCTATCACCACCCACTACCAAAATTACATGTTTATACCCATCGTCACTTAGTTTTTTTGCAACATAAAATGGATTTATTAATTTTGGACTATTAATAATATTGGCGTTTTTGAAAGAATTTTTCAAAAACTTAATTTTGTCTTTATATGGAAGTGGATTTCTTGTTTTATCGTGAGATGTACTTGCGTACACACCATGGTCAAAACCGTGTTGTTTAGCAACCCCTAAGACTTTTTTAATTAATAACTCATGGCCAGCATGAGGAGGGCTGAACCTACCAAAGGTAAATACAATCCCCTTTTCAGTTCCTTCATTAAGAACATATTTTTTAATAGAGTCAAAGTCCATCTAATCCGATTCATTGATTCCAAGGAAATTTTTGCTTCAACCAACTCCATAGTGGTGCACCACTAAGTGCACCTGCTACAAACACCAATGCTGTGAACCAAATGGTTCCTAAAAATCCGTCTAAACTTGCTAATATTGTCATGTTATTGACCTCCTGTTGTTTTTCATTTAATCTTGTCCACCTTCGCCCCATTGTCCACCACTAATGATGCTACTAAGGATTTCCCAGATTGACCACGCTGGGGAATCTGCTGGGATTGGATCACCATTTATGTATCTTCCAGTAAGGAACATCCATAATACGTATGGACTTCCTTGTGCAAAGGCGCCCCAATAGACTATTTCGGATTGGGGTATTTCTGGTTGTCCTGCCTGCATCCATATCCTATATAAAGGACTAGGGTTACCAGCATGTCCTCTCCATTGGTGATCTCCAGTTGCACCTGTTGCACTAACGGTGTCACCAACAAACCAAGCCATAAAGGAAACCCAGAACCAGAACGGACTGTTGCCAGGATTCACTACCCCAACACTACCGTCTTCAACCCATGCGTCATACACATCACTTTCGGCATATGTGACAGTTTCACCAGATGCGTTAATGGCATAAGGAGGCCATGGTATCTCCACTTCTTTTTGCCATGCACCACCTGCATCAAGATATGCATCAAACTGCTCTACCCATTTTGGGCTCATATCCCATCTTGGGAAACTGGGCCAAATAAGACCATAAAGCCCTGCAGTTATATTAGCAATGGCGGATCGATCAACCTTGAGTCCACCAAAATCACCTGAGATTCGAGGTAGTTGTGGTGGTGCATTGGAAGCACCAAAACCAACACCGCCTGCAGGTGCTTGTTCATATAGTTTGTTAACAGATTCAGTTAAACTTCTTAATAACTTGTTTGGATCTTTCATTTTTATTTACTTTTATTTACTTTCCTTTAGATATATATCTTTGTAAAAATTGTCTTAGTTTGTTTGGATCATCTTTCAGTCTTTGTATTACTTCAAGTGGTGGTTTCTCAGGTTTGGTATCTACAGGAGGTTGTTGTTGACCCATTGGAGGCTGTCCACCCATTGGAGGTTGTCCACCCATTGGAGGTTGTCCACCCATTGGAGGTTGTTGTTGACCTTGTGGAGGTTGTCCACCCATTGGAGGTTGACCGCCAGGTTGTCCAGCCATCATTTGTTGCATTAAACTACCACCTGCAGGGCCACCTTCTTGTTCGGGCGTTTCTGGTACACCACCCCAGAATTGTGCACCTTTCATAGCCAGACTCTTTTGCTGGTCAACACCACCCATTCCATCTGGAATTTCTACTGGTGCACCAGGCGTTTGATGTGGTGTTTGCACTTGAGGATCTTTCTGACCCTCTTCTTTTGATTTAGCCGCTATTTTGTCTAATTGTGCATAATCTAAAGGAACTGGTGTTTCTTCACGTGATGCTCCACGAATTAATGTTGGATCAGTACCAGAGCCATTTGGGGTATTGTACGCATCAGGGTTTACACCACCAGATGGTTGAGAAACTCTCATCTCACCGGCTGCTTTCATGTAACCAGCCATGATATCACCATTGATATCTCTAGACGATCTAAGTCCAGGCGTTGTATCGTCTGCTCTTATAAATTTTTGCTTTTGTCCAGAAAAAGGATCCCACAAATCCATTTCTTGTGGTTCTTGTTGCTGTTGCTGTTGCTGTTGCTGGCCTTGACCACCGGGCATTTGACCTTGTGGTTGACCTTGACCACCCATTTGTTGCATCATTTGTTGCATCATGTCTTTCTGACCACCTTGTGGCGGTGGTTGCTGTGGTTGACCTTGTGGTTGACCTTGTGGCGGTGGTTGCTGTGGTTGACCCTGTGGTTGACCCTGTGGTGTACCTTGTGGTCCTTGTGGTTGACCCTGTTGTTGTTGTGGTGGGCCACTTGGTTGCAAAGGCGTTTTGGGTACTCCAGTTTTTATGGGTCTACCTCTACCACCCATTTTCTGTTGCATCATCTGTTGCAGTTTGTCTTCGCGACTATCACCACCCATTTGCAAAGAACCATCACCATCAAATCGTTTGTCCTTTTTTGTCCTATTCACAATTTTTTGAAGCATCTTGGAGTGTGAGGGAGAACGACGACGACTAGTAGCAACTTGTTCAACAATTGATTTTGCGTTTCTGTTTATTGGATCAAATTTATTAAAATTAATGTACATTTTTCCCTTTACAATTATTGTTGGCTTTGAACCCATCTAAGAAAATCTTCCCAGTATCGTTTTTGTTGTTCTTGTGACACTCTTCGTGCAATATCCATTTGAGTTGGTGATAAACCTTTATCATACGGTCTAACTACTATACCAGTATCACCTTCAAGCCCGGCTATAGCATCAGTATATGTTGCTGATCCACCACCAGTCTTAGTACCACCCAAAGAGGTTCCAGCACTACCAGACTTAGAAGGTGGAGTCGCTTCGTTCATCACATTATCATCATGACGATTTATAATACCTTTTATAACTTGTTTTCTAAGACGGTAAATGTCAGACATTTCTATTATTTCTTTTTCTTGCTAACTGCTTTTTTCTTTGGTTTTTCATCAGAAACAACAACTTCCTCTTTAACTTCCTCTTTAGCAGGTGTTGGTGAATTTCCATTAACCCAATGCCAGCCTCTTGACTTACCACGGTAAACGAATTCACCACCGTATTTGGAAACTTGAATTTCTCTGAATTGTTTAGCCTTAGCATCTTCGTTAAACCTTACCCATTCTTTACTTGCCATTATTATACTCTCCTATTATTAATAATAATTTTAAATACAAATTCTAACCTATTTATAACCGATTTAACCCTTCACCCAATTTTTTGCTACATTAAAATTAGCCCTACTAAATTCAAGTCTATCTACCAGTTTTAATGCTTTTCCTGTATCATCAACAGCCACAAATCCTTCAGGTGCCGTTGCTTTGAATCCATCATCCGTTCTAATAAATGTTCCTATCCCACCCACCTTTTCTAGTTTTCTGATTAACAGCATCTTTGCTTCTGTAATTGCTTTATGAAGGTCAAATAACGCACTAATACCCGATTTATTAGACTTCAAATAATTTAAGATTTCATCTCTAACTTTAGATTTTTTCTCTTTGCCTTTTTCAGATTTTAGTTTATTAATGTCAGCATTAATTTGGTCGGTAAAATAACTAACAAATCCATCATAAGTGGCACTTGACTTTCCACTTTTGATGGTACTATTCACATACATTTTAATTTTAGGAACTAATCCTTGTCGTAGTTTATCAATGAACCCTGAAGCCTTATCAAGTTTGGTGGCTGCAGATGCTATTGCTTTATTTACGGCATCACCTTCACTCGTTGTTAGTGTTGCAGTACCGCTTTTATCAACAAAGTCAGCATCTCTAAACCATACTGCTTTATTCTTTTTAAGGGCTTTTATGTTGGGGCGATACGATGCTTTCATGTTTGCTAATACTTTACCTTTATACTCAGTATGAAACACAATACCCATTTTTGCGGCTTTTATTTCTCTTGCTACTGAACCACCATCTGGTGATGCATAGGTAATTGTATTTGGTGTGAAAGTAATATTACTTTCACCGTTTATCTTCATTGAACCAAGACTACCAGAATCAAACATAAAGTCACCTTGAAGCACACCTTTTATCCCTAACTTAGAAAGATTTTGAAGTGCAATCTTTAGTTTTGTAGCAAGTTCTCCACTGTGGTTTTTATCTATATCTCCATTGGTATAATTTATCTTAGGTGTTACCTTATTAAACACACTTTTTGTTCCAACAAAAAATTTCTTATTTTCTGGATTGATTCCTACTACAATAGCAGGTGCACCATCCCATTTGACTGTTACGTTATGGGATGATTTAGTATTCCCAGATAACATCTCAGCAATACCTTGCAAAAATTTAATAGCATTGTTAGCGCCAGCAGAACCTGCATTCCAGATTTCATCTTCAAGATGCTCTAGATGCGTATTTTTTGATTCTGTTAATAAGAGGTAATGCTTAAATGATATCATCGCTATCTTCTTTGTGGTATCCTTTGCTGTTGCTGTATCATCTGCTGATTATTTATTCTCTCGTCATCTATTAATTCTAGAGATCCCTTTTTTGGTAATTCGAATGGGTGTAATTCTTCCGCATGTTCTGCATCTAGATGTGCAAGTATCTCTGAAAGTCTTTGCTCGATTGCGTCTACCTTTGGTGCAAGCACACTTTGTGTCGCTTTAATGTCTGTAAGGTTATCATCGATTCTTTGGTCAATTGTCTGTACACCATTCCATAACTGTAAGGCCGCACCCATAAACACACTCGCAACCAAGACGGTTACTGCATTTGATACTATTTTATTCCATTCTAGTTTCATTTTTTTGTTGATGGCCATTTGTCAAATGATTTATCCCATGGGCCATGGTGTCCTTTTTTAAACCACAATCGTGTTGCTTCTGTTGGGGTGTATTTTACTGTATCTCTTGCATTCAATGTTTTATAAAACTTCTTTAGGTCTATCCCTTTATTTCCGACATTAGTATCGTACACTTTTCCCTTGTCTTCTATCCATGCATGAGGGAATGTTTTGCTATTTAGTCCACCAGTTACTAAACCATGAACCACTTTATGTGTCCCACCTTTGTGGTGTTTTACATTCCAATCGTTTGCCCATTCAAAGCAATCACCGCATACAACTGCTTTCTCTGTGATGTATTGCTTAAAGGTTATCATATTTTAGTCAACTTATAGTGTGTGCTGTACTTATCTTTATCAAGTTTAACTTTATATCCTGCTTTCTTAGCAAACCGTTCAATCATTTTAGTATAAAGTTTCTCTCGACTTTGTATCTTTTCAGAGTCTTGACCAAAATATTCGTCTTTATTTGCGGTAAACTGTATTCCTTTTGGTTCGTTATTTTTAATATAATCCTTAACAACATCTAATACAGTTGCCATTATTCTGAATGCATCACCTTCACCTGTAGTACCAACGCTACCACCAACTGAAAAAGTTAAGTTATCAATTCCAACTGACCATTTTTCAAAGTCGATTCTTAGTTTATCACCTGCATCTGTTACTGCTTGATACTTTGCTTGTATTTCATCATCTTTTTTCAGTTGCCATCTATATGGTTTATCAAATGCTTCAATCATTAATATATACTGTTTAAATGCTTCAGAAATGGTTTTACTACCACGTCTAGAACCAATTTTTTCTAGACTATATGTTGCCTCTCCTTTTCGTTCCACAGTTTTTGGGTTTGGTAGTTTTGCTGAAAATCCCATCTTTTTTGCAAACCGTTTAACCAATGCATTATACAATGAAATACGACCACTTTCTACTGGTTCTTGGGCTGCTTTATTTTTCCACTTGTCTGCATGAAATCTTAATCTATTTGGGTCATGCTCTTCTACCATTTTTTTAGTTATTGCAAGAACAGTTGCCATTATTCTACCCGCATCCCCTTTATCCGTTACACCCATCGTTGCTCGTTTATTACCAGAGGGTTTTGTGTAAAATTCAATACTAATTTCATAAAGTCCATCTGGGAATGATTTATTCGGTTTTACAGCAAAATGACCAAATTTTATACCAATTTTATCACCATCTTTTGTCGTTGCTTCAAAAGTTTGAGTACCTATATTCCCACCATAGTCTGTTGGACGCAAATTATTCTCTCGTTCTTTATATGGGTAAGGTTTGTCAAATAACTCGGTGATAAGGTGAGATTCTCTAAATTGTGCCATTGTAGAACCAATCGATGTTCTTTTACCGGCTGTCTTCTTACCTTCTAACCATTCGTACCATTCATATTTTGAGGTGATGTATTTGGGTTTAAACGGTTTTACCCATTTAACTTCAAATAACTTTAAATCTTTTCTTGTTTCATATGGTAGATGTTTGTCGTCTAATGCTTTTGCAGCCTGTCTAGTAGATTTTTCATCCCAACCCGATATACTACCATGAGTTTTATCAATGACGAACATACACCAACCTTTTTTCTGCAGATATTCTTCAATATACACATCGTTATCTACCATACCCAATCCTAGTTGCTCATATTGGTCTTTTACATATTCTTCAGGATATGGTGAATCCATCTTTTTAGCACTATCTTCAAGAATTTTTAATATTTTCTTTTCGTCTAAACCAAATAATCTTGGTTTATTAACTACCAATTTGATGTGATAATTATCAAAGTCTGTAGTATCCACAATCTTACCACGCTTATGAACCCACCCCTTTACGAAGCCTTTACTTGCTTCTAAGATTACACCCTTATGTTCCGACATATATTGAATTGCTTCTTTAAGTTTGATTTTTCTTTTCTTTACTTTATTCCAAGCAGAGATTAATTCACGAGCATTTGCTAACCCTCTTTGTTTTAATTTAAGAGTACCATTAGCAATAGCATCCATAGAGGCTGCAAGAAAACTAAATGGATCATCATACTTGTTGATTAAGTCCATTAATACTGTTGACTCTGAGATATATTGCTTAAATGATTTCATATTACTATATTAAAACCAAAACCATATTAAATCTATGAGCCACTGCGGAAATCCTAATACTTCAGCAAGGTATTGAGCCCAAGTGCCGCCTGGATTTTCTTCTTGCCATTTTTCAAACGCCCCTTGGAATGCATCCATTATCCATTGCATAAGTTCTTGCAAATAGTCATGCCAGCATTGTTCGTCGCACTCCCCTTTTGGAAGTCTTGGTACACCTGAAAGTTGCCAGGCCCACCACCCTTTGTTCTTTTTTATCCATTTCTTCAACCAGTCATATATCAATCGTGATATTTCTTCCTGAATCGACACCTCAACAACATCGGGAGGGGGTTTTTCAGGAGGATCTTCAGGGTCTTCTTTAGGAGATACCACATCAGTAGGAGGAATAAATTTTGGAAAATGTATTACTTCAACTTCGTATAATATTTTTTCTTTGATATATTGCTTAAACGATTTCATTATACCTTTGCGTACGGTTCACGCACGTCTAATTTACCTTTTCTTAACAATGTGGCTGCCAACTTTTCATCACCTTTGTCTGCATCGATAACAGGCATCTCAATCCGTGGTGGTGCACCCTTTGGTGGTTTGTGATTTTGTAAGTCTTTTAGTCTTTTTGCTAACCCTTCTTTCCCACCAATTGACTCTAACCAAGCGAGTGACTTTTCTTTATTATAAAACTTGGGATGCATATTTTTACCAGTGGTCAGTGATTCCACAGCATCTTTAACAGTTGCTTTAAAAATGTTTACATCACCACCAGTTGGTTCACCTCGTCTTGTGTTACCAATTGAATCACCTAATGAGCGAAGGACAGGTACTAGGTCACCAATTCCTAGGTTTGCTTCAATACCAGTGATTTTTGCTGTTGGGTCTGCAAGCATAGTCGCAGCCCATCGGTGATGACCGTCAAGAATGTGTCTATCATTAGAAACGATAGAACCCAAATCTCCACCTTTTACTCCACCAACAGCCATTCCTAGTGATTTACCAAGATAGATTGCTGATTGAGATGGTCTAAGTTTGGTTGCTTTCCACGTTTTTGCTTTGGTCTTTACAATATCATCACCCTGACTACCATCCAAATCTCCCTTGTGTTGAAAGATTGCTTTTAATCGTTTAGATAGCGGATTAGGAAACTCAGAAATTTTAATTTCCTTAGTCGGTAATTCCTCTGTGATGTATTCTTTAAATGACTTCATCTCTTCTTTTTAAATCCTAATTTATTACTGACACCTGTACCACTGCTGACTGAGGAGTGGTATTCAAATTCAAAGTTTATGTCACCGAATTTCTTAACACTGAAAGACATCTTGTCTTTAAGAACATTCACATCAAGTTGTAATACCTGAAGTGCTTTAACTGCGTTGTTTAAGGTATCTTGGCCTGCGTTGTTTAGGTAAGATACCACATGATATCCCAATGGGTTTACAATCAATGATGCTTGAGAGTTCCCTTTTCCAAATCTTTTCCATGTTCTCCAAGTAGTTTCGCTACCGAATACTTTATACAGTTTCTTAGCCTCTTCGTATCTTTCTTCTAAAGTGGGGAATGATTGTAACCACAAAGTAATTTGGTCAACTGTTATTGCACCCAAAGACCGTTTCTGTGGTTTAGCAACACCCATTGCTACTGCCAGTGCTTTAATGCCGGGCGTTCCCATTGCTATATTAGCATCAATAACACCTTGCGTTGTTGATGCTCTGTGTAGGTGGACTATTAAATCAATAATTTCTTGTTCATTTTTACTAAATTGTTTAACCCAACTACTGTCTTTTGATTTAGACTCCAAATCCTCTGCAATATTTTTTACGCTAGTACCCGCACCCGCACCCGATTTAACTGAATATCCTATTCTGCCATCTTTATTTACAGTGTAAAAATCTACCAATGGTTCATTACCCAACGCAGGGAAATAAATTTTATCTGCATTAACTAATTTTGATTTCAATGCCCAGGCGGCACCAAGGATTTCACCGAAATCCTTGGAAATTCTTTTCAAATCTCCCTTTGATAATCCGATATCAAAATCAATTGCTGCCCCACCTTTAGAAGTTTTACCTGCTAATTCGAGTAGTGATGTTAAATAATGCGACACATTTTTCTCATAAGAATTTTTAAGGTATGGTAAAACTTGTTTTTTAATTGCGGATAATTTACCAGTCAGGCCAGGAAGTCCAGCAAATTTATCTGGTGTTAATTCTTTATCACCAATTATTGATGTTCCACCACTAGCAGCCTTTCTACTATTATTGACATACCACAGGGTATGACCTGCAAGACTGCCATCAGAATCAGGCATTTTGTCTGTTGCTGTTAAAAGGTATTCTTTGAAGGCAAAACTAATGTCTTTATCTGGGTCATGCACACATATGATACCTAAATCTTTCCAGAATTTTGTAATTTTATCATCATCACCATCTATTGGGAATCTGAAGTGATAACCAGCCCTACCACTTTGAGAGAATTTTCTATTACCTTTAAAGGGATGTGCCTTAAGATATGACATAAATTCTCTTTCTTGCTTAGTGGCACCCTCAAGTAAAAATCTTTTAAATGACATTAGTTCCATGTGTTATCTTTTTAAGCAGTATGTTTTTCTTTGTGCTTTAGGAAGTTGTTTTTCCGTCTTGTCATACCACTATCAAACGCAGTCTGCAATTCTGCACCAATTTCTTTTTGTGCTTTATCAATCCATTTTTTATAACCGCTAACGGCCTGCTTACCCGCATCTGCTCCACTGCTAAATAAAGCCCAATCTTCAACCGTTGGAAATATCATTTTGTCGTTTGCACCATCTTCAGCAATGATGGGTAACAAAAGTTTTGGTGGCAAACTTAACAAAGGGTCTAGTACATGACCAGTTGATTTACCACCAACTTGGTGTTCATGGACTTCTCGCCAAAAAAGAACTCCATCAATATTATCGTTCCATTTTGGGACTTCACTAGGGTTTGGTGCTACTCTCTTTTCTCCTTTAGTATTTTCGTATATCAGCCCCTCGTCAGTAACTGTTATCTTTTTAGGTGTTCCTAATGGTCTGGTTTCACGACTTCCATCGTAACCAATGCGGGCCCAGCCTCTACCAAGGATGTCACCTTTAAAAACCAGTTTATCAAGTTTACCGTCTGCTGTTAAATACCTGCGCCATTTTTTTAACATTTTTTTAGCATAACCCTCTACCTTTGAGGCATTTTTTGCTAACTCATCTCCGTGTGGGAAATGCTTTAACGACCAATCTTTTTTAAAGTCTGCTGTTAAATCGTTAAAGGTTTTGTAATTACCTTCGGTTAAATACTGTTTAAATGATTTCATGATTTTTTCCTCTTATTATAGATACAGATTTTCCATAGATAGTATCATACATTTTTATATATAAAAGAGATAACCCCTTGACTAGAGCATCAAGGGGCTATCTGAGTTATGACGGTCATAAGGTAGCGAAGTTCCAATTCTTGCTTATGAATGGAGTAACAACTCCTGCTCCGTCTTAGAATACATACGAAAAGACGGTAGAAAGCATTTCAGCAATCCTACCGTCTTTTCTGTTTTTATTCAATTTCATTCAAGATTATTTATAAAAAATTAATCTTTTTCGTTAAATCCGACTGTATTTCCTTTGTACTATTCTTTCAACCAGCCCCAAGTAAAGCCATGATCTCTTAGTCTTTGTTTTGCTGTTTCGTTAGAAAGAGGTAATTCGTCCCATGGGGTATAATATTTGTGAAGCCGTGGCCCCAACTTCCTAAGATTGACTGTTCCAGTGATTCCACCATCCCAAACTCTGTCTTTTTCTTTCTTATCTTCTTTTTTAGGAAAGTTGTCTTTCCATATTTTATATTCTTTTGTCATCGTCTTCTTCACCGAATTCAACTCCTGACGGAGTAGATAGGTTACCAGATTCAATGCATTTAAGGATTCGTTGACGAACCTCTTCTTGACTTTCTTCTGACATGGGCTCTACCATAACCTTATATGTATGAACAAAAGCACCTGCAAGTCTTTCAGCGTTGCCAAAATCTATATTATGTTGTTCGTGCAATAAATGGAAAAGAACAGTAGCATATTTTGCTTGATCTTCGTTCATTTCCATATCAAAGGTATGGAATCCGTTTTTACTTGAGAATCCCCAATATTCTTTGGTTTCTACAACACCTTCTCCGTGATCAGTCCATTCACCGTTATCGTCAAGAACAGGGAACACATAATAACCGTTTTCATCATATCCCTCTTCATGTGAAGCAAATACATTTATTTTATGCTCCTCTAGATAATCTAGAACATCCTGTTTGTACATATTTAAAGTTCTGTGTTCACTCATTTTGTTTTATACCCCATATATGCAAAAGTATGCGATAATTGCTACGCTAACAATACATTGTATTGTTATAAGGGTCACAGACATTAATTTGACCCTTCTCTGTCTTGCCTTCTCTCTCTTCCACTCAGAAGAATTTTGTGGTGGCTTACTTCTATACGTGCTATATTGATAAGTGTCGTTGCTAGGTTTTTCTTGATAAGCAATCGATTTTTGAGTCATTTCTTTTTGTTTTCTTTTAGTGTATGACCAATTATTCCAGCCCATTATAATATATCCTCTTTCCAAAGTTCATCAGTTAGTCTTTCTTGAGTATTCCATGCTTCTTTTTCACCATCACCAGACCATTTGTTTCTTACATACTGTTTAATATGAATCATTTCATGTATTATGGTCATAATAAAATCTCTGAGACTTTGGTCATTTGAAACCACAATTTTATACAATCTGTTTTTGTGGTCAATTTCTTCACAGTAGCCATAGCAATCGTCATGATCAAGATTTTTTATCTTAACATCAATATTTAATTTCTTTAATCTTGAAAGACCCAAGCGTTTTATGCACCACTTAACTGTTTTTTGTGCGATTGTTTTCTCATGTAGTGAAGCGGAGCAAGTCCATACACCTGTTACTTTAATGAGTTTATTGCTCATCTAATCCTAGAACCGTTTCCTGAACGAGATGTACGAGCAGGTGCATTGCCCTTCTTTTTAAAAACTTTAGAAGTACGTGGTTTACCAACCTTTGTTGTATCTCTAACATAGGTATGTTGCTGTATTACACCTTTACTTTTTCTTTTTGCCATCTACATCCCCTATTTTAACTCTTTGTTAATTGAACCAATTGGACCGTCTGACATTTTTAAATCAGTATCGGGTAAGATAGTATTGTGTCGTACAGGAGCAACTACTTGCTTCTTATCTCTTTGCGAACTAACAATACCTGTTGAATTGGCTATAAAATCTTCTTTAAGTTCGTTATCAGGATCAACAACAAAAGCAACAAAAGTTGATCTGATATCAACACCTTCTTTAGTATTTACATAAGGCATCCAACTCATAAACCCAATTTTACCTTCACCAGTTGGTATAATAATTAAGGGTTTTTTTAATTTGAAATGTGTGTCACCTTCTAGAAGATCACATAGTATTTCTTCACCTGAGTTTAGCCGCACAATTTTAACATTCATGATTTTTCTTCATCCTTTTTCTTTTTAAAAATTTTATCGTAGTTTGAACGATATTTGTCACTATCCACTTTTCTTGCTTTATCTCCCTTTCCTGCACTTTCTGCTTCTTTCATCCAACTAGGGTTGGGATTTGTCAACGGATCATATTTGTCTTTATTATTCAATGTAAAATCTCCCTCTCACTTATTTTATTATACCACAATGGCTTTCTTCTTGCAACCATTTTCTCTATTTATTAAATTCCCAACCATTTCCTTTTGTCCATGTCCCACAATGTTGGTCGTGAGAAACAAAGTACATATACATATTGTCCCTGCTAGGCAGTTTCCTTTTGGAGATTCTTATATCTCCGTTATACTTCTCTGCTAATTTTTTTTCAAATAACTTTTTGGTAATTTGTTGTTTTGATTTTTCGATTATACCCTATTTTCACTAGTTTGTTCCACCATTTTCTTGCTTGTTCTATAGTCATTTCTTTTTGACTTGCATTGTTGTCATAATTTTCATCAACATAAACATCAACATTCCAGAAGGGAACATCAGTCATTGGTATGTACTGAAACACTGCATCTATAATAGACCCATTCTTTGGGTGAGTTAGTGTCAGTGTTGGATGAAATTCTGGAATATTCATATTATCAAACTGCGATTAGATCAATTAGTTTGGTTGCGATAACTCGTGAAGATTTCTTCTTACTGTTACCTTTAACAAATGCGTTTCGTACTTTTGCAAGACTTGCATCACCATCAAGATGATCAAGAACACCTGTTTCAACTTTAAGACTACCTTGAATCACGAATAACTCGTCATGACCTTCTGCATTTTCACCTCTGACACTAAAGAAGTTTTGTGATTTCCATGATGAAGATGCTTCGTTCATTCCCTTTTCATCAGTCACACAATCAGTGGTAAAGTATCGGTATCGAAGGTTGTCAATTCGTCGACCTGCATACAATTTGATTCCAATAATGTTGCAACCAGTTTGGTTCTTCAAAATTTGAAGATATGCGGCTGTTTCACCCTTGCTGTCATTACCAACTTCAATGTTTCGTCGGGTATTTGGTTCAGCAATGAAAGATTTACCACTACGGTAACCGTATGCACCCATTGAATGTCCGTCACCATCTGAAAGGATAACTGTATTCACGATTTGAACATCGTTGTGTTGTTGGAATGCAGGGATGATTTCCAATCCTGCAACAACTGCTTCATTCAAAGGTGTGCAACCAAGTGAGAACTTACTAGGTACATAAAGATAACTTCTATAGTTACCGTAACTATTTGTAACACCTAGTAACCAAAGATTTTTTACTGCTTGCTTGTACTCACGACTATTCATTCGACTAGAAAGGAAGTTAAGTAGGTGGAAGTTATGAGGAGTAAGTACGCTCTCATCTTCACTCTTAACATAGTGTGGGCTGTTATTATCACTGTGATATGCTGATGTGAATGCATAGACTTCAAACGGAATCTGCATCTTATTGCAGAATTCAGTAAGAACTAGCATTTGTTCGATTGTTTCTTTAATGATACTACCCATAGAACCAGACCAATCAAGGAACATTACTATTCCATGACTCTTACCATCTTCATGAGTTTCATTCTTAAGAAAGATGTTTTCACTCCAACGGTAGTTAATCATTGTTGTTGTATCAAGGATACCAGTCTTTGTGATTTCAGTCTTCTTCTCTGCTTCGGCTGCTTGCTTCATCATGAATTGTTGAACCATATGATTTACAACTGGTTTCGACTTATTGATAAAGGTATCGCATTCTTCAATTGCTTTTATATGGCTTCTATTGTCGATTTTATCAGAGTTGTCTGCATTAAATTCAACAAATTGACGATCGATTTCAGTGTAGTCTACTATAATGTTTTCAAGTTTGAGTTCAGGAAGTTTGTGATATTGATAATCGGCAGATTCTTGATTTCGCATATCACTAACTGCTTGGTCAAATGCACGTTGCGTTGAACCACATGGGTCATTGCTGTAATCATCATAACCCAAATCACTTTGTTCATTACCATTGTCACTAGACTCATTACTTTGCTCAGAGTCAGCACCTTCACCGTCATCGGTGTCATCTTCCATTGATTCACCAGAATCTTCACCGTCACCAGTGTTGGATGAACCACCAGATTGTTCGTCATCACTATCTTCATCAGATTCGGTGCTATCACCAGAACTGTCTGTATCATCGTTTGAGTCATCTTGACTATCACTATCTTCACCATCATCAGTGTTGGATGAACCACCAGATTGTGTGTCATCACCATCAGCACTATCTTCCATTTGGTGTTGACCATCTTCATCTTTTTCAAGTGGTTGTTCTTCTAACCATAGATCGAACAAATCTTGTGAAAGTGCAACAACATCTTCGATTGTTTTAGAATCCCGCATTCGTTCAACATATTGTTGTTCATCTGCAGAGAATTCAACATCAGCAAGACCAAATAGACCAAGTTTAAACTCAAGATTCAACCGGTCAAGAAGTGGAAGGTCTGCAATATTCTTACCTTCAAGTTCGAACAAGTCACGATCATTGAGTTGTGCATATGCACCTGCAAAGTTTCGTCTAAGGCCGGGAAACTTATCTTTGATCATTCGTTCGATACGGGCGTCTTCAACCACATTTAGGAATTGGTGACGCATACCTGAAAATTTGTCTTCACCAACAAAATCAGACCAACCATCTGCAGGTGTGTGAAGTGCATGCGATACTTCGTGACCAACCAACATGTCATACATGTCATTAGTCATGTCTTCCCAGATTGGGAGACAAAGTACGCGATTTTGTGTGTCAAAGTATGCTGTTTCAGCATTTGCACTATGTTGGACAGTAATACCTTCCATAGCCATTGCTTTAGCAAGAACATCTTTGGAAGCGGTATTAATAGTATTTGTAGTTTTTCTCATACACCCATTATACCATGCCTGACTTTTTCTGTCAATCCATTTATAAGGGCTTTTTTAGATATATACTGACAGTACATCGTCAGGTATATGCTTTTCTGATATCAGGAAAGGGGTATTATCAATCAGCCCAATGGTAATGATACCATCGCCAATAATCTGGATTGCCGCTCCATGATTGTCCCCAGAATAGTTGTCCAAAGAAAACATGCATATACCAATTGTGGCCATCGCCCCAATAATCGGTTCCTGAAGGGTGAGTGTATAGTACTTGACCAAGTAACCAATTTATTGCATAAGGGCTGCCATGGGCTGCTGCTTGCATTAGATTGTAGAAATGCTCAGCACCATCAAAATCTGTTGGACCACCCCAAACACCTTGGCCTATGGATTGCATCATCATATCATACGGAGTACCATAATCGGGTACACCATTCATATCTTCATCGCTCCCAACAAACCAATTTAAGAATGAAAACCAGAATAAGTATGAATCTACATCCAAACCTCCAGGCTGATTTTCGAAAAATTCAATATTGAGGTGTTGTGCCGCAGGATTTGAAATCATAGGTGGTGGAAAACCTGCCTCAGAACCGTCTGGCCATCTGTGAGGGATACCACTCGATGTATCACCAGTCGCCACCCATTTTTCATAATTTGCAGCCCAATCAGAATCAACTAAAAATGGTGGTGTTTCAGGCCACGAACCTCTAAGGGCTCTAGTTGTTACACGTTCAGTAGGTCGAGGTCTTTCTCTTGTTTCAAGATCGCCTATTTGTTGTATAGAAGGTATAGTAGGATCTGTTTGACCAAATCCATTACCACCACCTGCAGGTATGGTCTGTTCATATAGTCTATTAACAGATTCTGTTAAATTTCTTAATGATTTGTTTGGATCTTTCATTTTTATTTACTGATTCTCCCAATATCTATGCCAGAGGGGATTACCTTCGAAGTCATCTCCCCAGAATAGTGATCCGAACCACGTATGCATATGTACATTGTCTTCATCGTCACCGTACCCACATCCATCGCACAGTTCTTGACCAAGCAAGAAATTTATTGCCCAAGTATCACCAAA